TTCATACGCTTACTATCTCGCCTGATTAATCATGCTTATGCTCGGGGCTATGAGCTTACAGGCGGGGATCTATGGGCCAGTCACGGCCACAAGAAGTCCAGCCTCCACTATGTTCGGCTGGCTCCGCTTGCCGAGGGTAGGGGTAAGCGACCATGACCCTTCACACGGAAACAGACGAGCGTAAAGACCAGGAGCAGGCGTTCAAGAACAGGCTGAGGGACTACCTCGAAACGTTCACTTCGGATACCGGGAAAAGGGTGCTGAAGGACATGAGGCTGTCGTATTGTGGCCAGTTCGACCCGGCAAAGGACGCTTCAGTTCTTGGGTTTGATCTTGGCAAGCGGCAAGTGGTAAAAGATATTGAGGCCGTCCTCGTGTCGGCTAAAAATCCTAAGGCCATAGAAGACCTGTTCAGGATGCCGGAAGACGATGGGTTTGAAATTTAACACGAAAGGATAAAAAAGATGGAAGAACCAATTACAGCTCCAATAGTAGGTCCAATAACCGACCCTCCAGTGGAAGATCCTCCGGCACCTCCGGGTGAGCGTGACTGGATACCGGAAGAATATCGGGCCGAAAAGTGCCTTGAATCTATACCGAATCTTCCAACTGCTTTTAAAACACTTGTATCCGGTCAAAAGATGATCGGAGGAATGGTTAAAATCCCTAAAGAGGACGCTCCTCCGGAGGAGCGTGACGCGTTCTATACCAAGTTGGGAAGGCCGGAAAAGGCCGAAGGGTATGGCCTTGCAAAGCCTGATACCCTGCCGGAAGGCGCTTCATGGGATCAAGCCATGGTTGACTGGTTTGGGAAGTCGGCTCACGCTGCCGGGCTCAGTAAGGGCCAAGCCACGGCATTGATGCAGTCCTACAACGAACAGCAATTCAGCAAGGCCCACGCAGGCCAGAAGGAGATGAAGACCGCCCTGGACGGGCTCCGGGATTCATGGGGTAGTAAGTTCGATGGTAATGTTGAACTTGGTGTAAGGGGGATAGAGCGCCTTCTCCCGGCCGATGAGGCCAAGGAGTTCAAGAGCCTCATGGATGCAACGGGTATCGGCAACCATCCCCTGATGCTTAAGTTTGCCCATAAGGTCGGGAACATGCTGAAGGAAGACGGTTATATTATAGGAGACGGCAAGGGCGGGGTCCACGGGTCTGAATCGGCAAAGGCCAAGATTGCGTCCATCAATGCCGACAAGGCCCATGCCCACTGGAACGAGAATGCTCCCGGCCACAAGGAGGCTGTGGAGGATATGGCCAAACTCTTCAGGGTTGCTTATCCACCTTCTGAATAGAGTCATGAAAGGGGCACAAAATGATAGATAGAGAAGGCTATGAATTTTACTTACGTCAAAGAATAAGTTTAGAGGATAAAATACACGAACTTGGTGATTTCAAAGGTAAGTCAGAAGTAAGCTCTCAACTAATGTTTATTGACGAGAGACTTGTAGCTAAATTAAAACAAGCGTATCGGCACTCTATGCAGGAAATGGACGCTCTACGCTTTATCATAATGGAAGCCGGAACGCCTATTCCAAAAACTTGAATTTGAATGAAAGGAGAACAATGAGAAAAGTATGCAGTGCTGCAATGATTGGGGTTGTTATCTTGATGTTCCTATCCAGCACGTCCATGGCGGCTGTAAGACCCCCAACACCCCAGAAGGTAATGGATGACATTACATTCTCCTCTGAGCTGAGGATGGACATCCAAAAGGAAATCGGGGCCTTCTACCAGCGTAACGAGGGGAACAAGATTACGATTGATGTCATGGATGGCTTCATGCTTCATCTTAACCAGATCTTCGAGAAGAACGCCATCCTGCCACCCAAGGAAGTGGAAGATCCCAAGCCTAAACCGATGGAATGAGGTAGCACAATGACAACTCGAAAAGATATAAAGAAAAACCTTGAGGTGAAAAAAACACACCCGAAATATGACTACGATGAGCCCCAGGAGAAAGTGACCCCGAAGGCCAAGAAGTCTAAGGCAGGGAAGGAGAAATAACCATGGTTGTACCAAGAACGATGAAGACTGCCGTTCCTGAAGAGGATTTCAAGCTATGGGACGCAGGCAAGTCCTCCAAAGTGTCGGAGCCTGCCGTTATGCCGGCGCCTGCTCCTCCAAAGGAAGATGATATTTTATCTCTTGACAAAATAGATATCAGTGAGATATCTTTAGCGGTATCAGGAAGAAGGGATGTCAAGAAGAACGCAGAAGGAGTCCGGTTCGTGGGATTCCGGGTCACTCTTAAGATGAACACCGGCAAGGATCTTAGCGGGTGGATGTCGGAGGGTGACTACCTTAATCTAAGGAGAAACTTATACCGCGATGGGCTTGTGAACACCGATAACCTCGAATATTGAAGTAAGAAATAAGTCTGGACAATCTCGAAAGAGATCCAGGATTGAAGCAGACTGGAGGCTTTAAGCCTGGAGGATCGAAACTGATTCGGCAATCCTCTAAGATTTTTATTAACGCATTACGTTAATCATTTATTTTAGGAGATATCAAATGGCCGAGTCAATTGAAACTTATTTTGTTGAGCAATACCAGAACACCATCCGGATATTGTCTCAGCAAAAGAACAGCCGCCTTGAAGGAACAACCATTCCCCCGATACAGATGGTAGGAAATGCCCTGTATTGGGAAAGAATGGGCTCCACTGAAGCGGTTGAGCTTGTAACCCGCCACGACGACACTCCCAACATCGAAGTCGATCATTCCCGAAGGAAACAGACCGCTACGCCGAGGGTTTGGGCTACCCTTCTGGATACCGTTGACCAGGTGCGGATGCTTGTCGATCCCAAAAACTACTATAACCAGATCGCCAGAATGGCCTTTAACAGGGCCAAAGACTCCGTTATCATCGCGGCATTGGGTGGGACAGCTTATTCCGGACAGACCGGAACGACTGCCGTTATCCTCCCTGCTGCCCAGAAGATCGCGGTAGGTGGCACAGGCCTGACATTGGCCAAACTATTGACGGCCAAGGAAATGAATGACGCCGCCGAAGTTGATGAGGACATGGAGAGCTACCTTGTCTGTGCCGCGCGTCAAATTTCCAATCTGCTTGAAACCACGGAAGTCAAAAGCTCCGATTACAACACGGTGAAAGCCCTCGTGGAGGGTAAGATTGACACCTTCATGGGTTTCAAGTTCATCCGGACACAGCTTTTGACCCTTGCCTCCGACGTAAGATACTGTTACGCCTACACGAAAGGGGCCATCGGCTTTGGTAAGCTGTCCGATATTGAGTCTAAGATCGACCAGCGTTCGGACAAGAATTACTCCTGGCAGGTGTGGGGCAAGATGGACATTGGAGCAACCCGGATCGAAGAAGAGCAGGTCATCGAGATTGCCTGCGCTGAAGCATAAGGAGGTGCTGAATGTCTAATTTAAACTTACCTGTACCTGAAGGCGGAAGAGAGGGTAATATTGCCCTCATAGAGAATGATGGGCACAATGTTGGAGATGGGCCTATCACCCTCGCAGCCAATGGCGCAGCCGGGGCATTGACCGTTGGCCAGTATGGCACTCTTGCCACGCAACCCACGGGTGCAACCCCTTACTGGATGAAGATCGGGAAAGACTCCAATGGGTACAACCTGTTCATCCTTGTCTACAAGGGTGCGGTGGATGCTTAACGATTAATCCTATAATGTAGGACTTGGAGGTATATAAAATGTTGACTAAATTTCAAGCGTTTCAACAGCACATGATTGGTGTTGTTGGCAAGCCCAATAACCTGTTTATACCGGAAGCTACACAGAGGTATCCGCTGGGAGCGCGGTTCAAGTACGGTCCTCGCACCTTCCATTATGCTTATTGTGGTGGGGTGGCTTTGGCCGCTGGGAAGCTGGTCGCCGGGACCGATATGCCCGCAGAGGCGAATGTAACAGTCGCCACTACTGCCGCCATTGGGGCCACGGAAGTTCCCAACATCACGACAACTGCCGCCGAGATCAACCTTGATGGCGGAATGATGATCGTGAATGACAATGAAGGTGAGGGTAATTCCTACGGGATTGTTAAGTCGAAGGCCAATGCAGCGCTGGCTACCTCAACTGATGTTACCCTGGCGGACCCGTTGGCGGTTGCACTCGTCGCGGCCAGTTCACAGGTGGAGCTTTATAGCTCACCGTATTATGACCTGGATCTTTCCGCTGCAATCACTGACATTATCATCGGTGTCCCGCCTGTAGTAGTCGCAATCGGCTATTACTTCTGGGTCCAGACCTGGGGACCGGCTGCCGTCTTGGTCGGTGCTACCCTGGTGGCTGGCTCTCTTGTTTCTCCTCACACCACGGACGGGTCGGTCGGTCCATTGATTACAGTGACCACTGAGACGATTACCGAGAACGTAGTCGGGTACGCTCTTACGGCTGGAGCGGCAACTGAATACAACGCGATCTTCTTGAGGATAACGCCGTAAACCTTTAACGAAAAACATAACCTTAACGTCCTGGGGCTCGTGAAACAGCTCCAGGGCAGGAGAGGATAACATGGTAGGATCAGTTTCAAAAACAATAGGAGCCCAGAACATATTCTCAGACTCCATTGAGCTTATCGGCAAATTCAACGTGTCCATCTCCGGAATCGTAGGGGATACTGTTGTGGTGCAACGGTCTTTCGACAATGGAACCTTATGGAAAGACCGATAATCCTATACCTCCGACGATGAGGTCGTGTTGGAAGAGCCTGAGAGGGGAGTCCTTCATCGCATAGGCGTCAAGACTGGCGGATATGGTACAGGGACTATCTTGGCCCGATTAAGCCAGTAAAGAAGGGGCACTATGCCAAGAAAAGACCTGAGCGAAAATACGATAAAATTCTTAACGTGGCTTGTGGGTTTTTTGCTTGTAGCCCTAACCCTTTTTACTGGATGGAACACGAATGCCATAGAAAAGGTTGACACCCGTGTTGACCATGCAAATGAAAAAATAGCGCAGTTACCACGCGAGTTTGTCCGCCTTGAAAGGTATCAGTGCGACACTGCTTTAATCAGGGCAGACCTTACGACCATTATGTTGAAGTTGGATCGGCTTGCCGAGAGATAGGGGGTTTATAATGTCAAGCATAGTCGAAATATGCAATATGGGCTTGGTCCTGATAGGGGATCAGACCATAACAGCCCTAACGGACAGTAACGACAGGGCCACGGTAGCTTCGACCTTCTATGAGCCGACCAGGGACGCGGTGTTGAGGGCTCACCCATGGGGGTTTGCAAAGACCAGGGTTGCGCTTGCGATGGCGGCGGGAACTCCTAATTCCAATAAGTATAGCTATCACTTCACCTTGCCCACGTCCCCTAAATGCCTGAGGGTCCTGGAGGTTGAAGAGGACTACCCTGGGCAAATCCCGTATTCAGTTGAGGCCCGCAAACTGCTTTGCAATGATTCTTCCATATCCATCCTCTACGTCGCTCAAGTCACAGACTCGGGGCTTTTCGACGCCTTGTTCACTGACGCCTTGGCCGCCAGGCTCGCTATGGCTTTCGCAATGGCCCTTACGAAACAAAAGACACTCATAGAGCTCGCCGCCAAGGTTTACGAGATGAAGATCAACGAAGCCCGGACTATGGACGGCTTGGAATCAACGCCAAAAGAGATTTACAATGATACACTCCTAAGAGGCAGATGAAATGCAATCGAAAGAAAAAAAAGCGGTATATAATAAGAAATATCGTGAAGCTCATCGTGAAGATAGCAAGAAATACCGGGAAGCTCACAAAGAAGAAATAGTTAAATATGGCAAGAAATACTATGGAGCACATAAAGAAGAAATAACTGAACGTAAGAAGAAATATTCTGAGAATCATCGTGATGAAGTAGCTGCTTACAATAAAGGATACAAAGAGGCTCATCGTGAAGAATTAGTTGCACACCGAAAGGAATACTACCAAACAGAAAAAGGTAAAGCAGCATCAAGAAAAGGTAACCACAAAAGACGAGCCACGAAAGCCGGGGTTGTATGCCAGATCTTTAATACTTCTGCGGTATTTGAGCGTGATGGCTATATTTGCCAGAATTGTGGCCGTAAAACGCGGCCGGACTTCAAGAATCCAAATCATCCATTATATCCAAACCTGGATCATATTGTGCCATTAAGCAAGGGCGGCGCACATACGAAGATCAACACTCAATGCCTATGCCATCAATGTAATATGTTCAAGAATAACACTGGGGTAGGGGACCAACTAAGAATGTTCGGTTAGGAAGGGATTATGCGAACTCGCCCAATTCAGATGAATTTCACAAACGGAGAAGTTTCCCCGCGACTATTCGGCAGATCCGACCTCGCCAAGTATTGGGCGTCCCTTGAAACACTCGAAAACTTCGTAATCCTTCCATACGGCGGAGTGGCACGGCGTGACGGTTTCCATCATGTAACATCTCAAAGCGATGAAACCCGTAAGGCCAGGATGATCCCGTTCATATTCAGTACAGAACAAGCCTACGCTATCGAAGCCGGGCATAAGTACATGAGGTTCTTCATGAACCACGGGTTGATCCTTGACGATGGCCTGGGGGATACCGTCTTATTACTCCACATGCACGGGATTGATGCCAGCCAAACATTCCTGGATTCGAGTAATACAGCGCATCTTGTGACGGCTGGCAATACAGCACAAATAGACACTGGATATTGGAAATATGGTGGGTCCGCCGGTTTGTTTCTCTCGGCTGACCATGCTTTTTTGTCGGTGGCGGACCATGCAAACTTTGATTTTAGCGCAACGAATATCTTCACCTTTGAACAGGAAATATATATTCCCGGGGTCTTGGCGGATGTTTGTATATGGTCTAAGCGCACAGACATTAACAACCAAATGGGGGTGTATCTTTGGGCTGATGGCCACGTAACGTTCCAGGTTGTCAATGCCGGTAGCTATCAAATTCTTACAACATCTACAGGGGCCTTTACCGCTGATTCGTGGAATCATATCAGGGTAGTCGGGGATGGTACGAATTACTATCTGTTCGTAGGTGGTGCCTTGCTGGATTGGGAAGTTATAACACAAAGCACTTTAGCTTATACCGGGCTTCTGTATATCGCAGGGAACCCCGTTGATGGTTCATATCTCAATGGGTGGATGGCTGAGTTCAGGGTTTCCAAGGTTGCCAGATCAACCAGTGCTTTCGCTCCTCCAACACAAGAATTTCCATTGCCTGAAGAAATAGGGGTGGACATCGTTCCGTATGAAATTGTGACCCCTTATCTCGAATCCGACCTGCCATTGCTTAAATACTTCCAGTCTTACGATACTATGTATATCTTCCATCCGGATCATGGCTGGAGAAAACTCGGCAGAACTGCCCATACCGTCTGGACCTTAACGGAGGTGGATTTCACTAACGGACCTTGGCTTAATGAAAAAGACGATATAGCCTTCACCCCATCGGCCATTACAGGGTCCATTGACCTTGTAGCCAGTGATGCTTTCTTCTTGGCTGGTCACGTAGGGGCCTTATTGCGTCTTTATATTTCAGAGGCGTGGGGTTACGTTAAAATAACTACCGTCACTAACACGACCAATGCTGTTGCCACGGTGGTCAATCAACTGACCTCTACCGCTGATTCTACAAAATATCAGGAAGGGGCATGGTCGGCTGTCAGGGGGTTCCCTTCTTCCGGGTCGTTTAATGAGGCAAGCCTGGTGGTCGCGGCAACCGACCATCAGCCACAGGCCATCTGGGCAAGTAAGAAGGGTGATTTTGAGAACTTCGAGGCCGGAGCATTGGACGATCAGGGCTTTTCCTATCCCATCCCGGCAAGCAATAGGATCTTGTGGCTTGGTTCCCTCCGTGAATTAGTCCTTGGGACAGGGGATGGGATGTATAAGATGACTGGAGGGGTAGACGATTATATCTCTCCTACCAATGTCAGGGTACGTCCCGGTATGGCCATAGGGGCCAAGAACTTAGGCCCTATCGCTGTAAAAAACAGCCTGCTGTATTGGCAGAAGGGTTCCCGTAAACTCAGGGAATTAACCTATGACCCGAACTCCTATGATGAGAATTATGTCGCGCCTGATCTTAGTTTATTGGCTGACCACATTACCCTTGGGGGGATAATATATAGCGCGTGGCAACAAGAGCCTAATTCAATCCTCTGGACCGTCAGAACCGATGGTGTCCTTTTGTCTATGACATACATGAGGGCGGAAGACATAGTGGGGTGGGGAAGGCATATTACAGACGGGGTTGTGGAAAGTGTCGCAACGATCCCAGATCCGACAGATACCTTTAACGAGGTTTGGGTAAGCGTTAAAAGAACTGTCATAGATACGCCGGACGCTGACACGGTCCTATGTCTTAACATGGATGGTGAAGATGGAAGTGTTGCTTTCTACGATAGTAGCGCTAATGAGCATACTGTAAACGTTTATGGAGGTGCGGTGATTGATACCGTGGTATCTAAGTTCGGTGGCGCGTCCGGGAAGTTTCCGTTCGGCGGTCTTGGGTATCTTACCATACCGGATCACGCTGATTTCAATTTTAGCACGGATGACATCTTCACCATGGAGTTCTTCATTTACCCGCAACTTTTAGGTAGTGAAGTTATCGCAGTTCAAACAAATGGCTCAAGTTATTACTGGCAAATTTATACAAGTTCCGGGGCTCTGAAGTTTTCGATAGCCAATGCAGGAGCTGAACAAATAGTCACCACTGCTAACGCTGCATTAACCACCGGCCAATGGAACCACGTTAGAATCGTTGGGGATGGGACAAACTATTATCTGTTCGTAGGCGGTGAGCTTTTGGTTACTGACGCCATCGTTCAGGGGATGATGAACTGTTCGAGCGTTATATCAATCGGAGCGTATTTGATATCGGGGCCAACTCTCTATTTCACTGGATGGCTTGATGGGTTTAAGATATCCAAAGTGGCTCGATCAACTGCGTCGTTCACTGTTCCGGCAACCAATACTGTCGACCGTCGATATATCGAATACATGGACCCGGATATGATGGTTGACTCGGGCTTGATCTATTCCGGGGGTGAAGTCAGCTCGGTATCAGGGCTTGACCATCTCGAAGGGGAGACCGTTGATATAGTAGCCGATGGGGTGGTTTATACCCGGCAAGTGGTGCTAAATGGGGCGGTCTCCATATCTCCTGCCGCGAGTAAGATCCAGGTAGGTCTACCATATACCTCCAAGATCGTTACCATGAAGCCGGTCGCATCTACACAAGCGGGAACCTCGGCGGGACTCCCGAAGAAATGGTCCGAAATGCAGGTCTTGGTTTATGAGACTTCAGGGCTCAAGATCAACAATGAGGTTATAGTCTTCAGGGCCTTTTCGGATGTCGGGCTGGGGGAGGCCATCCCCCTTTATTCCGGGGAAATCAAGGTTTCGCAACTTGGGTGGAATGATGGCCGGGTGACTATTGAGCACGATGATCCATTGCCTTGCACTATATTGGGCCTTTACGGAGACCTGGAAAGCGGGAATTGATATGGATTTGATAACGAGATCCGGAAAGTATGAGGTGGTGAAATATCGAAAGGAGCATCTCGCTGATCTTGCCGTTGATATCGAAACCAGGGAGATGATTGACTTTGTAGGAGCCGATGTCATGGGTGCATCCCTGCAAACAAATGGCCCCGCCTTCAGCGCCTTTCATGATGGGCACCTGTTCGTTGTTGCCGGGATAAACATCCTGTGGGAGGGATCTGGGGAAGCGTGGGCTATGTTTGGGCCATCATTCAGAGAGCATGGATTCTTTATCCATCGTACCACCTTTAGATTCATCAACCGCCTTTCCGACGATCTTAAATTGGAAAGGCTCCAGGCCGTTGTCATGAAAGGTCATTATGCAGGGATTCAATGGATAAACAGGCTGGGCTTTGCTTATGAGGGAGAGATGGAGAAATACTTTAACGGCAAAACCTATTTGAGGTATGCCAAAATATATTAAGGGGTGAATAATGTCTAAGTATCTATTGAACGTATTGATCGGGTTGGATCAGCTTGGCAATTCGATCCTGGGTGGAGACCCTGATGAGACTATTTCAAGCCGGTTAGGGAAATTAAAAACCCGTCACGGTGGAAGTATCCCATGGTATAGGCCCCTGTCGAAGATTGTCGATTGGGGGCTGGATCAGATTGACCCGAATCACAGCATTGACGCGATAGAAGAAGATGAGGGCAAGGACGCACTATTGGATAAAGAATATAAGGGGTAAATCATGGCTGGTGTAAGTGTTGCCGCAATTGCCGCCTATGTTTCTGCTGCCGCTGCCGTAGCCGGGGCCGGGGTATCCGCCTATAGTGCGTACCAGACAGGCCAAGAGCAGGACAGGGTTGCAAAGGCCAATGCCAGGATGGCAGAGTATCAGGCTGGCCAAGCCCGAGACGCTGCCAAACTGAAAGCGGATCAGTACCGAAAGGAAGCCGATAGGAAGATGGCCACCATTCGGGCCAGGTATTCAGCGTCCGGAGTGTCAACCACGGAAGGAACCCCCCTTCTGGTTCTGATGGAGTCGGCTGAAGAAGTTGCCGCCGATGAATTGAGGATCAAAAGAGGCGGTGAACAGACCGCGTGGGGCCTGCTCCAGGAAGCCAGCATCCAAAGAGCCGGTGGAAGTAGCGCCGCCTCTCAGGGGGCTTGGGGAGCCGGAGCGTCCCTTCTCGGTGGGGCGTCAAGGCTGGCAAGTACATATCCTCAGTGGGGGAAAAAATGAGAATCACGGCCATACAACCAACGGTTGGATCAGATATAGCCCCCACGGTAAGGGCTCCACTGGGGTTAACAAGCGGGTTTGCCCAGGGGCTGGGCCAGATGGGGCAGGCCATATCTCAGTCAGGCGAAGATGTCGGGCAATTAAGCCAAGCTCTCCAGATTATAGAACAAAAAAAGAAGCTCGTGGATGATTCGGTTTCCCTGACGAATCTTAAAAATAAGGCGAATATAAGTTACGCTGAACATCATAACAATCTTCGGGTAAATCCTGATTATGAAAATCTTGATGAAATAGACAAGGCAGGGCTTGAAGCAATATTGAAAGGGTTTAATGATCAAGCCAATGCAATCAATCCGGAAGTCGCCGCCGCTTGGAAAGAAATAGGGGGTGTCCGCAACGTAGCAGCTCAAATAGCTGGGATGCCGATTAAGAGGGATAGGTTCAAGCAAAATGCTATTGCAGGGGCTTTTACTCTCATGAACTCCAGGCGTGATGAAGCGATTGCAGCGTTAGTCTCAGGTGATACGGAAACGGCCGATTCTATTTTCCGGGAGGTCAACGAGGCGGTCAACTTTTTGCGTGACAATTTAGGGGTTCCGGCTTTAAGTGCGGAAACGTGGAAGAGCGGCTTTAAAAAGAATATTGAGGCTGAGCAAACCTTACAAGAGACTGCCTTTAAACAACAACTTCGAGAAGCAGAAGCAAAGGCGGATAAAGCAAAAAAGGCCGAACAGGAAGCGAATTTCGGAAGTATGGTCATTTCATATTCGACTGGCGATCTGACAGAATCGCGCATAAGGGGCCTGATTGAAACCAGAAGCATTGACCCTGATAAGGGTATGGCCATGATTACTCGGTTAAGAACAACGCAGAAAGAGGAGAAAGAACCTGATGAAAATAATCCAGTGGTAGTTGGTGGGTTAGCATCAGACATTGAACTCGGTCTTGATGTGGCTGAAAGATTGGATCTGGCCCTTACAAATGGAGATATTAAATCAGGAACCTATATTACTTTAAAGGCCAAGCTTGGAGATAGAAATTTCAAGCAGGGCATGGGTTATATTAGCCGGGCCCTGAAACCGTCTGAGGCGGATAAATGGACCCCGGACAGGCACGTTAGATTCGCTGAAGCCATAGACGATTATCAAACCAGGGTTGGGCAGGGGCAAAATCCGATTGAAGTCGCGCGAGAAATTGTTGACTTGAATATCGGGCATATCAGGCGAACGATTTTGGGGCTTAGAACCCCAAGATTTATGACAGGCGAGAAAACTAATCTTATGGATCTTGCCTTGGCCGAAACAATTACAGCGGGAAAATATCAGGCCGGTGAACTGACCATTGATGAATTTAATCGCGAAGCTAAATTGATTAAACAACTTGAAGATTTGATAGGCGAATTATCTGGAGGGGAAGGCCTTGGGGCTGAAATGTCGGACAGAGCTAAAAAAAGTAAGAAACTGAGGAATAAATAATGCCTTTATCTGAAGAAATTAAGGATGATTTTACAGGTATAGCCTATCAGGATATAGATAATCAACTGGCTGATCCAGAAAAAGATATAGGCAACTCCTATTTTGAAAAGCGTACCATACATGAAGAATTGAACTCCCCTGCTGTTTCGTTATTGAGAGAATATAAAAGTAAGCCTGAAGACGTTGAAGGTATATCACAAGCAGAACTTAAAGGCAAGAAAAAAGCTGAGTTGAAAAAAGAGGCCGAGGCCAAACCACTCGAAGATCCTTGGATAGACCCTATTCTTGCTGCTTCAGGGGGCTTTGGGGGGACCCTTGCAATGGGCCTTCGTGCTGGAGCTAAATTGGTTCCGACTCTTTTCAGATCCTTGACGGCTGGAATGGCTGCGGGGGTTGCTGAATATCCCATTGGGGCCGCCACCGAAGATGTTGAGGAAGCGGCGCCAGGTCTTGCCTTGCCGTTTTCAGTCGTTACAGGTATCCTTTCAGGTGTTACTATAGAACGGGCTCTTGAAAAAAGTGTAATGAAATTCCTCACGAAAGGTGGAGTGAAACCTGCCCAAAAGCTAATTACGGAATCTGTGAAGACAGTTCGGGCGAATCTTGAAGCTGGCAAGGTGCCGGATGATATGACGAAAGAGGTGCAGGGGTCACTGGGCTTAGAGGTTAAGGTTGTACATGAAACGACCGCCGTTGATGACTTCATGAAAACCCGGAAAGCCAAACTCATTGAAGTCCAGGACGTACAGGAAAAAGTCAAAACCTTCCTAACCACAGACATTTCCGATTTACCAGAAAAAGCAATCAATATCAATTTCGCTCGAATTGAAAGCGCCGACGATATAAAGAAGGTTATTACCAAGACTGCTGGCATATTCGGGCCTGAGATCGACGTAGCACGACGTGGGCAGCGATCCAATGAATTAACTGAACGGGTAGCCGATACCATGGGCTTGACGGTCCAGGAGCTTCTTAGACGCCGTAAAGGAGAAGCGTTCAATGCTGAAACCGCAGTTGCAGCAAGGAAGATGCTGGTCTCTTCCGCCCAAAGATTGAATGAACTGGCGCAGAAGGTATCCGCCAGGGAAGCGTCAGATATAGACAAGTTTGCATTTCAAAAACAACTATCAATGCACTATGCCATCCAGGCGGAAGTGTCCGGCATGACAGCTGAAGCTGGTCGGGCTTTGCAATCCTTCAATATTATGGCCAAAGAATCGAAAGGTGCTTTGAAACAGATTGATGAAACCATGACGCGCTTAAATAATGCAGCCTTTAAGGACCCGGCTACCGGGAAACAAATGAGGCCTGAAGACATGGCTGATCTGATTTTAAGCATTGACAGCGTGGAAGGAATCAGCACATTCGCCAGACAGGTAAGGAAGGCCAATTCTTTTGATATGATTACAGAAGCATGGATCAACGCACTTCTTTCCGGTCCCCAGACTCATGCTGTCAACACATTATCAAATGCCCTGGTCGCTTTATGGCAAGTTCCCGAAAGGATTCTCGCTTCGTCTATCGGGAAGGTTATGCCTGGAAAGTCTGAAATTAAATCATCCGAAGCACTTCACCAGGCTTTCGGCCTCATGGAAGGCTTCAAGGATGGTCTCAAGGCCTTTATGAAAAATATAATCACAGGAGATGAGCCGGATCAGTTTACAAAGATGGATTTGCCAAGACGCAGGGCGATATCTGCACAGAACTTTAACGTAGAGACCGGGAGCATCGCCGCCAGAGCGATTGACCTGATAGGGGAAGGAGTTAGGCTGCCTACTCGTTTCCTTGGTGCTGAAGACGCTTTCTTTAAGTCTGTAGGCTATCGTATGGAATTAAACGCCAGAGCCTTCCGCCAGGCCTCAGAAGAGGGGCTAAAAGGCCCGGCTATGGCAAAAAGGATTAAAGAAATTATTGCTGACCCGCCTGATGATATCAGTCTGGCTGCTGTTGATGCTGCAAATTATCAGACATTCACCAGGGAACTTGGAGAAGGCGGTCAAGCTGGCATGAAATTTTTAAATAAATTCCCTGCTTTAAGATTTGTTGTACCGTTTGTAAAGACCCCGGCCAACGTTATCAAATTTGCGGGTGAAAGAACGCCTTTAGCCCTTGCTTCTAAAAATGTCCGGGCGGAGATAGCGGCTGGGGGAGCCAGGAGAGACTTGGCCCTTGCGAAAATCTCAGCGGGTTCAATGATTATGGCAACCATGGCCACTCTTACCGCTGAGGGCAAAATTACCGGCGGCGGCCCTGAAGATTATAACTTAAAGGCAATTAAAAGAAATACCGGCTGGCAACCGTACAGCATAAAAGTGGGTGATAAATATTATGCTTATAATCGCCTTGAACCCATGGGTATGCTCTTCGGGATTGCCGCTGATACTGCCGAGATTATAGGGCAGGTTGGGGAAGAAGAATCTGGAGCTTTAGCCACCGCTGGAATAATGGCTTTTGTAAAAAATGTTACATCAAAAACATGGTTGCGGGGTGTTTCCGAAGCCGTAAACGCGCTTGACTCTCCTGAAAGACACGGGGAGCGATTTCTTCAGAACTATGCCAGGACTTTAGTGCCCACTGGAGTGGCACAAATTGAGCGAATAGGAGACCCGGAACTCCGGGAGGTATATTCGGAAAAGGGTTTCTGGTTTGAAACCTATAATTCCATTAAGGAGCGCGTTCCGGGATGGTCGAAGTCTCTTCCACCACGGCGGAATCTTTGGGGGGAGCCTATCATTCCAGAGGGTGGTTTAGGCCCTGATATAATCAGCCCCATCTATACATCGACTGCGAAGGAAAGCCCCATTGATGAGGAAATGATCAGACTAAAAGCAGGGATCGGAAAGCCCAAGAAGACACAGACCATACACGGCGAGCCTATTGCCTTAACGGCAAAGGAATATGACCGGCTTTTGGTTTTGATGAATTCGACCATCCTCCCACAGACCGGGAAGAATCTCAAGAAGACCTTGGATCATCTGGTTACGAAGGATCTTCAATATCGTAGCATGGGCGACGACATGAAAGAGGATATGATCAGGGATTACATTTTACAGGCTAAATCAATGGCACAAGAGGCTCTCTATAATGAATCAGAAGAGTTGAGGAATCTTGTGAATGAATTGCAGTTACAGAGAATGATGTCTCAACAACGTGGGTCAGCGGGTTAAAAAGACATGGCTATAACTTCAGAGACTATAAGAAATGATTACGTCGGCAACGGGATTCTGACGACGTATCCCTTTGAGTTCATTATTTATGACCAGGACGAAATCGCCGTCTATGTGGATGGGGTTATCCAAACGGTGGATATCCATTTCACAATCGCCGTGGAAGATATCGAGAACCCGGCGGGCGGTAACATCGTATTCGGGATTCTCTACATCCCGGCGGACCTGTCTAAAATAGCCATAATGAGCGACAAACCATACACTCAAGAAACGGTTTTGGCATTGAGGGATGAAACGTATGAAGAGACCTATGACAAGGCTGTTGTCCTCATTAAGCAGTTGAGGGAGATGATTGATAGGTGCGTTCAGTTAGGCTCAAGTTCACCATATAGTGGCCTTACACTTCCGGAGCCACAAGCTGAATACTACCTTAGATGGAAAGAGGACCTTTCAGGGCTGGAGAATATCAGCCATCCAAGTGATCGGTTTAGTTTGCCAAGGATCAGCGTTGTGTTGGATGTAAACGGGGAGATCACAGTTACCGGAGGCCCTGCTCATTATGTGGTTTCAACATACGGTGGGGCTGCAAGTGATAATTTAGTCAAGGTTAATGGATTAGGAGAGGGGGATGTGTTTCGCATATCCGCCGCGGTCACTGGCCAGACCGTTGTAGTCAAGAATGGGACTTACTTCGATACGGCTGGTGGGATGGATTGCACTTTGAATAATTCCAAATACAGAATGTTCTTTACCATGGGGGTTGGCAATGTCGCTGAAGAAGATTCACGATCAGCTAATGCGTAGGTTACTGTTATCGGTAATAATCGTTTTGATGGGTACGGGGTTCGTATTCGCTTCCGGGAACCAGGGCGATTATGTCCAAGTGGGTGATGGATATCTGGGGACTTCTGCAACCCTCAACAAGTCCGATACGGTGGCGGACGATGGCACCCTGCCGACAGGCGCTGCGATTATTGCATGGCGCGATGGATACTTTGGTACGGTCGCAATTCTTGATAAGTCGGACACGGTTGTTGATGATGAAACTGTCCCTACAGGTGCGGCGATCACTGCGTGGGGCGCTGCGTCCTTTGGCACGGCTGCTGCTCTTGATAAGTCGGACACGGTCGTGGATGATGGCACCCTGCCGACAGGCGCTGCGATTATTGCATGG